ACATCTTCCCAAGTTAATTCATCGTTAACCCAAGATTTTGACTTTTCATCATCTGTTGATACAGGACTTGGGTCGTCGTGCATAACTGTTTGAATGATTGTATACTCTTTACCATTTGGAGTTCTTGCTTTTGCTAACTCAATGATTAAATCACGTCCTGTTTCAGGATCTGTAATATCACCTTTTGCTCTGAAGATAGGGATGATTTTGTCTAAAACTCCTTCATTTTTATAGTTGTGTTTAAAACGCCAGAATTTTACTCCGTCAGCTTCGTTATCACGATCAACAACTTTTAAAATGTAAAACTTACGAGGTTTGTATTGTTTAGCTAACTCTTTGTCACTTTCTTTACCTGTTGACATAAGTTCTTCGTAGACCTCACTTAATGGAGAACGTTCATTTTCGTTCTTACCTGGATCATAAAATTTTGTCCATTTTCCGTCCACCTGTACTTCGTGGAACCATACTTCTTTAAAAGGAGAACTTCCGTCTGAAGTTGGTAAAATACGGATTCTTTTTTGTGCGGATGATTGATTTTGAGGAAGGATTGCCGCGAAATACTTTTTCATCCTTTCGTCTTGACTCATTCTATTTGATGAGCCTGATTGTTTTGAGCTTTCATACTGTGCCAGAATTGCATCTAATGATTTTGTCGCCATAATGTTATAGAATTTTAATGTTTAGTTGTATAAATATAAGTTGTGTCAGTGGTATTGTCAAATAATGTGGGGGACGTTTTTTTAACAATCCCCCCATTATATTATTTCATAGCTAATTGTTCAGGATCGAAATCTCTAAAAGTTCTTGATATGTCTAAAGGAGAATATTCTTCAACATCATCAGTTGTTAAAACATATTCATTTTTTCCTGATTTTTCCAAATCTTGTTCTTTATCTACAAAGAAATCAGATAGTTTTTGGTTGTAAGGACCTGAGTCCAAACTTCTTAACTCTAATTTTTCTTGTGGAGTTTTTGGTCTATATTTTTCAATTTTTTGTTCAAGTGAATTTAATTGATTAACAATCTTATCCATTTCTGCTAATTTTGTTTCTAAATTCTCCAAATGTGAAAATAAGTTTTGGAAATATTCATCTTGTTTTGTTTCAATATTTTTTTGTGAATTAACCAAATCAGTAATGTCTAATTCTTCGGAACCTGATTCACTAGTTGATTCTTCAGATTTTCCTGAGTCATCAATTTTTTCTACATCAGGATCTGTTGCCGTATCAATAGGGGTTGTGTCTCCACCAGGAGCTGCCGGTGGTGTTGCACCTCCAACAGGTGGTGTCGCTCCTGGGTCTGCCGGTGGTACACCCGCATCAACAGGAGGTGCATCGACAGGTTCTTCTCCTGGTATAGCTTGTTCAGACACATATTTATTAATGTTATTATGTCTTTGAATCTCAGCAATAATTCTATCGTCTATTTTCATATTATTAACCATTTAATAATTGTTTAACACCTGTTGGTGTTTCAACTTGTATTTTTTTATGAGTGTTTTTTGTATTATCAACTCTTTCAATTAATCCATCTTTAGCTCTAACAATATAACATTCGTTAGTATCTAAATCACACACTTCTTTAAATCCGTTGCCGGCATCTTTCTCTGACACTCTTGTATTTTTACCAAGATAATTGTCTAAAATAAGTTTTGCGTTCATATCTATTTTTATATATAAATATATCTATAGTGGTAAAAATGATAAATTTATTGATTTAACTTAGTCCACTCATTTAAAGCTTCTTTTACTTTTTTAATAACACCATTTAAAGATCCATTATTTTTCATCGCATCATAAAGAGTACCCTTAATATCAGGATAATAATTAACATACGCCTTTGTCACCGTATTTTCATCTATAATTGACAGTTGATTTGCGGCGACAATTGAATTCCATTTTGTCTCTAAAAATTTAATGTGGTCTTCGTTAGAATTAAAAGTAGCATATGGAAGTGACACACTTTCTTTTTTTAAACAATCAAATGTTGCGGGACTTTTAAAGAGTTTGGACAAATCACCACCATACGAAACATTCAATGGGGCTAATCCATAATTATAATCAAAAGATGTTAAATATGTCTTATCGTTTGATATTGAATTAATATACATAGTTACAAATATCATAGTTCTAACACTTTCAATTGTTGATATACTATTAATTAATGTTTTTGCATTAGTTAATGTTAATATAGTTTCAACCTCATCATTATGTACATAAGTTTTATAATTAACAGATAGTCCTGATTGACAATATTCGACACTGTCAGATATTTTTGCAACACCATTAACACTATTAATTATTTGATCTTGTTCATTTTTAATATTAGTAGTTAGATTTACACCATTTTGTCTATCATTTTTTAATTTAGTTTTAATATTTTGTACTAAATTAGTGTTTAATGATTGGATAAAATCAGGTAAAGGTGGTAATGAAGCAATTGATTGTCTTGTACCATTAAATATAGTTTCGAATCTACCCGGAGTAATAGTATGACTAACTTCAGTTATCATATATGGACCGTAAAACATTGGTACATGTCGTAAATTAAAATACATGGTAGGCTGTATTAAAACATTACCTAAACAACTAACAGTACAAGTATAACTCCTCGTTTTATAAAAATTCCATAATGATACATTTTGAGTATATGATTTTCTTCCTCCAGCTTCATCCGCAATATTGGTTAAAATATCATAACTTTCTGAAGTTGCTTTACCAGGACTTTGATCGACTTGTATACTATAAAAAATATTTTGGTTTCTAATTCCCATATCAACACTAAATCCAACAACTCTATTTGAAAATGCATAATCTGTCTTATTTGTTTGATCCTCAACTAAAGGATTATCAGGTTTAGTCAAATCAAACGAATCATCTTTACGTCCAACATCTGGATTTTCAGGTAACGCCAATTGAGAACTTTGTATACCACCATACAAACATACCATCTTAGGTGACGAATCTCTGATATCCACATTTTCATGTGTTCCAAATAAAGTATTTGCAAATTCTAAAGACCCCTCAATTTTAGGTGTTGGATTTTTAACCGCATCTTGTACATTATAAAAATTAATATATGACGGCATTGTTAATATCATAAAATGATTGTCTTGTATTAATGTTGAGACGTAATCAAACATATTACTTTTTAAGCTTCCAAAATCAAATAAAATATCTTTTAATTTATAGATATCAATACGAATTTGATCACCAATATTTCTACTAGCTCTATCAAGAAGTAAGACATCTTCAAGTAATGTTTTATTTGTAAAATCATAACCCGATATCCATTTGTCATTTATTGCTTTAAATGTTTCCCATAATTCTACTTTTGTTTGTTTTCCATCAACCGCAGAATTTTTTGGTGAATCATTAGTTTCACTATATGTGGGTAATTCAGCATTTAACTTAGGAAATAAAGAATCAATGATTGTATCTTGGAATGTTGTGTTACTATTCAAGTAATCGTCAATCATTTGAGTGAATTTTACTTTATTTAATGTGTTATCTTTTAATTTTTGTGTCGCATATATTTTAATTAATGGAGCCAAATTAATAACATTGTCTTCAGTAAACTCAACATCCATATCAATAAAGAAATCAGTAATATAAGAACCATTATCTGTATACACCAATCCTGTAATGTTTGAATAACCTACATATGATTCTAATGCAGCCCAAGCGTTAGGATAATTATTTTTTGATATTGCTAAAGTTGTTGTTGTACCTACTTTAGGTAATGCTAATTGTGAATTAGACGAGTATGATAAATAAGTATACGGATCAACACTAGGTATTGTTGATAACGAATAAAATATTTTTCTATCAAAATTACTTGGGTTACCATATTTTAATACAACATCTTTTTGTAAAAAAGTTTTAATTATTGAAACTATATTAGTAATTTGTTTTGTTTGTGCATCAGATATTATATCTTCGTATGATGATCCTTTTGGTGTGTCAATTAATAACATATTTCTCATCATTAAATGAAAATTCTCCCTATCAGTTTTTGGATTATAATCATATCTTACTTTTGAGAATTTCAAAAATTCACTTTCAAATGAATCCAAGATTTCTTTATTGAATACACTAAACATTTCACTTATATCTGTATATGTCTTATTTAATGTAAAATTGTCCTGACTTTTTTGATTAATATAAATTGATTTTAAATACTCTTCAGGTGTTGGTTTTGTTATTCCCGAATAATTAAAATAACCATAATTTGGTGCCCCCCAAAATAATCTAACCGAACCATTATACATAGATGTATTACCGGTGATTTCAATTTTCATTTGTTGGGTTGTTTTGGTATCAAAACATTCAAAATACGCTTGATTCACATTTGAACCAAAAGATGGCATTAAATAAACTTGTGATGATTGTCTACCACCCGCTTGATTTGCCATATTTGTAAGTAATGTAGTTTCGCTTGTACCTGTTTGTGGAACATAACAAGACCATGTTTTTAAAAATAATGTCCTTCCTGATAAATTAGTATCAAAATTTGTTTTTGATATAAACGTACCTTTTGGATTACTACTTCCTGGTAAAAGAGTTAATCCATTATTTATCGCATTTTGTATATCATTACTTGTGTAATTATTAAATACATACAAACCTTGGCAGAATAAATTAAAGTCATTAATCAAACCAGGGTAAAATCCTGTATTCATTACCGTGTTAGTGGTAAAAATATTCACAGGTACATTTTGTTCTAAAATTATTGTTGAGGTATTTGTACCTGTAGTTGCAATATCAGGATAACTTAAACTATATTGTGTGGTTGGTGACGAAGTTAAAGGATCATAATTACTTAAATAATTGAAGTCTGTCCAATCGTCATTGTTTGAATTACTAATTATATCAATACCCGTTTCCTTCCAAACTTTATAACGATGCCAAATAGAACCATATTTTAATATCCACGCATATGGTAATTTATGTACCGCACCAAATTTATTTAACGTGGCAGAAATATAATCTAAATCAGTCGCCACCGAATTCTTATATGTCTTATATCTTTCACGTAACGTTGCGAGTGGTAAACTATTTAAAAAGAAATAAGCTGCGTTAACAAAAGGATACGGTTTTGACGCTTGATATTCTCTAACACCTGTCTGAATTGAATTAATAAAGAATGGTGTGTTTAACATAGATGTAGTTTGTTCTAATGGTAAACTTAAACCGGTTAAACTATAAGTAATATTACCTTCAGTAGGTAATTGATCAGTTGGTAATCTAAAGTCATAAAAAAATTCTAAATCAAATAAACTTTTAGGTATTTGGGCATCTATTGTACCCAAATAATTAAAATTAGTGATTGGTCGATTAGTTAATAAATCTAAACTTTGATCAAAATTACAAATAATATTACGAGATGTATCATGGTTTATTACATTAGAGGTATTATTATAAATGTCAGTATTTTGTATAGCATTACCATTTGCCATGTTATTTTTAAGCCAAGTTAAATCCGTAAAAGGATACGTGTCAGTAAAAATAAATTTATTTGATTTTGTTGATTTTAAATAGGTATCAAGTTTATCTTGATTATTAGCACTTGTTGTACTTTGAGATTCTGTTGATGTTAATATACTATTATCAAATATCCCATAATTAACATTTGTAAAATTTTTAATGTACGGTGTGACATAATTATTTCTTATGAAATTTTGCCAACTATCTCCAATACCATCATTTGAAATATGTCTCAACAATGTTGTAAAATTAGACTTATCTATTTTAAATTGTTTTAATATATTACTAATATATGGACTAAAATTACCTAAAGCAATTTTAATATCTTCTTTTTCAGATTCAGAAATAACTTCATTTATTTGAGCGTCTTTTGCACCTTCTCGATTTAAACCATTATAAAATGATGCAACAAATAATCTTTCCCAAATTTCATAAAAGAATTTTGATTGTTCTTGGTTTCTATAAACAACATTATTGATTGGAAACTCTATCGCGTTTAATGAAACCCTTAAAGGTTGTTTAGTTTCGTTTAAAAGATCATTAGGTGTTTCTGTAGGTTTTTCTCGTTGCGTTAATCCATAAATGAATTGTTCAACAAATTCAACCTCAGGCCAAGCTTCATAATCATTAGCCTTTGTAACACTAATTTGATCCGGATCACCTGGGTATGTTATTTGATATATTTCACTGTTTTTATCTGTATTTGATTTTTCTACCACATATTGAGGCCAAGGATAAACGGGCGTTGTTCCATTTGGTGATGGTATATTATCCATACTTGCGGTAGATGAAAATATCGCACTCTGTCTAACACTATTCTGATTTTGCGCCCAAGCTTTTGTATGTACTTCATCCATTAATCTTAAAAAAGCTTCACCTGATGCAAAAATAACAGCTAATACGTTTTTTATTGTTGGATCAAACCCAATACCACTATCTTTACTTTTTATTTTTTCAGCCAATCTAACCGTAATATCTTCTTCAATTTTTTGTCTAATCTCATCATTTTTTTTCGCGTATTGATTTTTTTTATCATAAAAAACGTCTAACGTAAAATAATCAATTTTTTCTTTAATCTCCCCATTTTGATTTGATAACGTAATTTGATTTTGTTGGAAATTATTTCTAAACGTTTTAAATAAATCAGTTTCTGAGTTGTCAGGGTTGATACAAGTTTTAGCTCCAGTTTGTGATATATAAGTTTTACACCAATCAATATCTAGTTTATCTGTATAATGTATGTCACTTACGCTAATATTTGACACTATAACTGTTGGAGTTTGTTTTTTATTATCAATAAATTTATAATTACCGTTAGATCCACAAGTTGGGTTTTCATTTAATTTTTGGTTATTTTCAGTAATCACTTTTGATAAAGCACTTAACGCATCCTCAATTTTTGAGGGTTCAGTTAATTCTTTTTTTAATGAATAATATTTTATATTTTTTTTAGTTATTACATAATTTTTTCGATCCAACCATGTATTAGCCCAAGAACTTGGTTGTGCGGTATCTATAGTTTTTGAATAGTTAGATAAAGTTTCAGTATACACATCAAGGTCAGAAAGTGGTGCCATTTCAATTTTAGAATAAGAACTTTCTATATTTTTTAAAAAAAGTTCTAATCTTTTGTAAAGTTCCCACAAAGTTATTTCAGGAAAATCTTCAGGTATTATTCCTTTTGTTTTATATTCCCCATAAAGTTCTGTCACTTTTTGTCTACCTCTTTCTAAAACAATATCATTAGTTGGACTTGTTGTGTTGGTTGGACTATTATTGGTTGTCGACACTTGTTTAAATGTTGACTTATACATGTGAGGAACCGCAGCTAAAGCCGCCATCGGAACTTCAGCAATCATACTATATTTGTAAGTAAAAAATGTTAATGAGACATTAAAATTGCCAGTACCTGTGTTAAACCTTGCAGAAAAATTTTGTAACATCAATGCTAATTTAACCGCCTTACCATAATAACCTTTTACAGTTAAATAAAATAAAGGATATGGTAAATTAAAAAATGCCGCATATGGTGATTTATCCCCCAATTCAAATAAAGCTCTTCCCCTAATATCCTCCAATTCTATATTTACTGTAGATTGAAATGACGAATTATTCTTAATAATAATATTAGTTATACCTAGTAACGAACTTGAGGTATCATCGTTTCTTACCGCATATTTTGTTGATGTTGTTTGCGATAATGTATCAGATGTTGATTGTGTTGAAGTTGACCCCTTTTTATCACTAACAAATGTCACATCATTAGTGTAACCATTATCTAAAAATTTTTTTCCGTCAGGACTTAAAAAATTTATCTTAGCAATTGATATTGTTGATATTTTACTATCATTTCCAATACCAACCGATAATTTTGTTCTTGGTAAGACATTACATTCTAAATTAGCGTACACAACCAATTCCTCATGATTAACCAATCTTTCTTTAACATTACCATCAGCATCAATGGTTTTGTTTGGATCAATCAAAAAGATATTTTGATAATCAAATTCAACTAAAACATTTTCTTTTTTATCTACCATAATAGAAGAAGTGGGTATTTAATGCCGCCTTATAATCCTGTAATGAACTTAACAATGGAAATGGAATTGTCAATATACTTCCATCGGGTATGCTATTTTCAAGTCCACCAAATTGTGGATTAGCTTGCATAATTAACCACCCGAAATAAGGTGTACCATAATATTGTTGGGATATCTTATCTGTTCTAGATTGTCCAACTTTATATATGTACCTTTTATCACTAGGTTTGCTCGGGATACTTACAAATGGGACAACAGTTTGTTCTCCATTAATTAAGAAATTATTATATCTATTGTAATATTGATATCCTGCCATTAGTTAAATTTTATTTTACCCAAGAAACTATCCGCATCTGTGTTTACGTTAGTTGGTTTATATATATTTTGTAATTCTTTCTTTTGTGTGTCTGTTGGAGTAGGTTGTGTATTATAAGTGAATTTCCTTGTTTTACCTTTTGAATATGGTGTATAAGTTTTATACTTCGGATAAACAGGTCCGACAATAAAATCATTTATTTTTTTCTTTTCTTCCGCAAACTCTGATTGATATGTTGATGCCACACTATAAGTCGCGCTATTAAATTTATCTTTTAATGATGATGGATTTGTAACACTTGTTAAATCCCCCATAATGATTTTATCAATAAAAGAAGTTAATTTGGAGCTATCAGTAAATATTTGTGACATTACCATATAAAATCTTTTATCTTCTGGTTTTGTTAATTTAATTGCGTCAAACATACCATTTCCCCCATATGTTGTAGTATCAATTCCTGCAGTTTGTAAATCAACTAAAAATTGTGTTAATCCTGTTGACACAATTTTAGCGTCGTTAACTAACTCAACATAAGTGTCTGCGGCACCATTAGAAGATGAATTAACCTCAGTTGTTGCACTTAAATTAAATACATACGCACTACCATCCGTCAATATTTTACCATCACTCTTTGTATTAACATAATTGAGTTTTCTAATTATCTGTACATAATTCTGTTCAAAATCAACAATGTTTTGTATTAATTTAAATAAACCAGAACTTGTATCACTTTTTAAATTAGTAACATAATCCACCATATTTTTCTTAATATCTCTTATTACATTAGCTGAGTATGTTGTTCCAGCCAATATTAATAAAATAGGATTAGTTCCGTTATTAATATCTGAAATTACACCGTCAAATAATTCGGTTATTTTTTCTTCAATGTTTTGTGGTTTACCAAATATTTTAGTAGTATTCCCCACTAAATCACCATTTGAGTAATTTTTTTCTTTAGTTGTTAATTGTAACATACCATAGTTATATGTTTCAACAATTGATTTAGATTGGCTAACTATATTTTCAAAATATTTATTACTTTCCTCAACTAAATTATCCATTATTGTTTCATATTTTATTTCACCTGTTTCTCCTGTTGTTGTTGGGTTACTCACGGAAACAGTACCAATATATGTTCCACCATTATTTTGTGTTTGATTAGGTACATTGTTTGTAGTTACCGGAGGTTGACTATCTAATATTGCTTGGAAAACTTGTTTGTCCAATTTACTTGTATCTTCTGTCGCCTCGGCACGTTCATCATACATCTCAGTATTCGCATAATAATTAAATGATAATGCGTTTTGAAGTTGATCCACCGGTTCTTTTAAACCACTACCCCCAATAAAATTAAATGATAATGATACATTTGCTATCATTGGTTGTACTCCAATACCTTCAGGATTAATATCTAATAATGGTTCATACGTTAATTGTAATGAAGTAGGAATGATTTTAGTGTTATAAAAATCACCAATCCTTAAAACCAAAACTGGTGGAGTACCAAATGCCGTATTAACAGAATTGTCGTATCTTGGACTACCATCTTCATTTAAAGTAGGTATTGTATCTCCAGGTCTAGTACATTGTTGTAAGAATGTTAATCTTGCGTTTAATCCTTCAGGTGTCATGGAATGAAACGCCGGATTAAAATATTTTATTTTCTCTTTTATTGAATCGTACACCATAGGATTAGATTGTTCAATAACATCAAAATAATCACATTCTGACAATAATTGTCTTAATACTTGTTTACTTAAACCTTTTTTAAGGTTATCCATAACGTTAACGGGTGAACTTGGTTTAAGTCCTTGTTGTACTTGATTTATACTTGGTTGTGTTGGTTGTGTAATCGGAGGTTGTGGAGCGTTAGGTTCCGCATTTGGCGTGTTTGAAATTACGTTAATGTTTTTTATTCTAATTGATCTACAAGCAATTGAGGACACTGACCAAAATTTTTCAGGATCTTGATTACCGTCATAGGTTATTTGACAATCTTGGGATCCACCACCTGATGGTGTTACACTATTTGATGTTCCCTCTAATTTAATTGAGATTTTGTCCTGACCTAATACACTGTCAAAATAATTTTTTATGGAGCTAGTTCTTCTATCATTAATTGTACTATCCATATCTTCAGATTTAAAATTACTACCCTCAAGTGTTATTGTAATTTTATTTTTATTGTCTTTTATAGCCGCCTTTAAATCATCAATTAATTTTCCATTAATTATATTAAAATTATCGATAATAACACTATTAAAAATTGTATCAATTTGCGTTTTTTGACTAGGTAATGTATTTTCAGCATTAGTGATAGTATTAGCATCAGTGTAATTACTATACAAATCTTTATAATTAGATGTTGTTGTTTTACCAACCCCTGCCGGAGCTCCTTGATTAAAATAAAATCCCAAATTAGAATATGATGAAAAATCCGCTAAAGAAGGTTCGTTATTTGTTGCAACCTGACTGTTTTCAATAGATGTATTATCTTTATTAATTGAATTATTAACGTTTTTTAATTGTTCAGGTGTTAATTTAGGATTAGTGAGGATGTCTTGATATGCAACTAAATCTTTTGTTGGTATTGTGTTATATCTAGCAGCTAATTCATATATGTCATACTTTTTACATCCCGCAAAAAATGAATCAATTACTGAATTAATCTTAACTCTATTTTTTTCATTTACTAAAACTTTATCAACTATAACGTTCAATATTGATGGATGATCGACAATCATTTTCCATGATAAAGTTCCAGTTCTACTAGTATCTTTATATGTATAGACAGGTTCAGGTCTACCTAAAAAACTTGTAGGTTGAAATGATGGTTGTGACTGTTCACTAAATTTAATCTCATATGGTGGAAACCACATAATTCTACCCCCATTAGGTCCTCGTTCACATACAGGTAAATCAGAAACTCTATATCCCGCCCTATTTGAGGATCTCCATGCCAAGTTCTCAATTGAGAACATATATTTTTTTACTTGATTATTAACAATGTTAGTTGAGTTGTTTCCTCTTAATGGTGCAATGTTTAAATTATATGTCTTATCTAATACCGAATATGAAAATTGTCGTATATTACCATCTGTTTTTTGTAAATCATTAAAGGTATAGTAAGGTGTATCTTTAGCAAATACTCTACAATATCCCACACCAACTTCAACCCCATTTTGGGTTTGGTATGACATTACTTGAGATCCTTTTGTTAGTTCTTTATATCCATCGTGAAATACTTTACTAACTTGATTAATTGCGTTTCCAACGTGTCTTAATCTTTTCTCACCTTTAATTCTATCAGCAGAATCAATTAACCTTTGAGTTTCATCTAATATTGAACCTACTTTAAATGTTAAATTAGTAGATTCATTTTTTGTATAATCAGAACTTAATTGTGGATAAATTGGATTTTGTGTTGTTATTTTACCTCCCGGTCCAACATTAAATCCTGCGTTATCTTTATATTTTGGAGATACCCATACAAATTCACCATTAATACCACCACCATCTGATGTGGTTCTTCCCGCCAAACCAAATTTAATTTGACTTTCATTACCTTCGTAAAGAATTCCTAATTCAGAACCTCCATAAACAATAGCACCTGTTTCTTTACCAAAAGCATCGATAGGTACTTCATTAACAGGGCTTTCAACATTTTCAGGATTTGATATAATTGAACCAACATAAAAGTCACCCGGAAGTTGTGTTCCCGTAGAATTTAAAATTGCGTTAATACCTGTCGTTAATACGTTAGTGGCTAATCCTCCCAAAGAAGTAGAACCATATTGAGGTCTAAATCTGTTGTATGATAGGTTTTGAAATAAAGCAGATTTTTGCCCTGATCCTGTATTTTCTAAGAATACAATTGAGGGATTAATTATCCTTGATACTGCAGGTCCTAATATATCACCTATAGTCGTACTTCTACCGACAACTAAATTAACCGCCTGTCCTAATGTTCCTGTATTTCTTGTGTTTTGTTCATCTAAGAAATAATCACCAGGAATTGGAGATGATGGTATATAAACACCTTGTAATCGTGTTAAGAATGTATCAGTTTGTGGTGGTAGTGTAACTCTATAATCATTTTCGGGTACAATTAAATTACCTCTTAAAAATGTTGACGCAGCTTGTGGACTTCCAAATGCACTATAATCACCGATTAATTGTGCGTCTTGGTTATCACTTAAAGCCGCTCTATACTTTAATAAATCTTGTAATCTTATTGCACCTAATTTAACAACATACGAATCTTGTGATAATGATCCATCACTGCCAACAGGATTATCACTAACCAATATTGAATATGGGTTATATGATGAAGGTCTAAAAATTGGTGGTTCCCAATATGGTAAATAAACATTATTATTATTCTGTATATCAGTAATAATAACCATATTTTGATATCCCCCTTCAGGTCCGTATTGATTTTGAACATAAGCAGTATCAATAAAAAACTCATTAACCAAATCCATAACCGTATCTGTTGGTTGATAAGGTCCGTCATTTGACGCAACAGGAAGTGGAGGATTGTTATATGTTATATTTTTTTCATATCCACCTTCAGGTCCATACTGATTTAAGGGATATAAACTATCTGCAAAAGGATCTTCAGATATTAATTTATCAGGACTATCAATAACACCTGTGTCAGATAAAACTGTTTCATAATTTATATCATTAGCCGGAGGAGTATAAACACCTTGTACTTGATATGGTGCTAAATTCCTAGCAACTAAGTTTTTTCTAAAATTTTCTGAAGATGAAAATGATAATTTGCTATCTGACATTTAAATCTATTTATCAATAAATAGATTGGAGTATAATTTTTTAATTAACTATATTTTATTTTATTAGGACCATAGTTTGCAGTTCCTCCTTGGGATGTTTGTCCAAAATTAGTTTTAGCTTGATTTATCGCCACAACAAGTTGTTGTTTAAAATCAGTTGAATTCATCGTTGTTTCTAATACTTGTTTTATTTGATCTGAATTCACATTAGCATTATTAGGAATATCAACCTTTAATGATATTTCAAGTTTACCAAACTCAACTTTTTGAGTTGGTAATGATGTTGGAGTCTCTAATTTAGAAAATGAAGGTTGGTTAGGTGTTGGAGTTATTGTTTCTCTTACTATTTTTTCAGTACTTGGTAATAAATTTTGATTCTTAACCTCTTTGTTTGTGTCATACAAATTACCAAAACCTCTATCCCTATCAGCCATTTCTTTTAAAGGATTTATCATTGTCGGTTCTTCATTTTCTTTTAATCGTGATATATCTAAAGTTTTACTAATTTCATTATATTGTTTGACACTATTACTTTTAACTTCATTTAAAAATTTTTGAACATCAGCACCATTATCCGTTACATCTTGATCCATGCGTTGGAGTTTATCAATATTTTTATTTGGTTTTACTGCTGTTAAAATTTTTAATAATTCGTCATTATTTTTATTGTCATTTTTTAAATTATCAGTATTAATGGTTGGACTTAATGGTATTTTAGTAGTGTTTGTATCAGTAATTTTTGATAAAATTGAAGTTAATGGTGTAAAGTCTAAATTACCCATATTAACTTTTATATTTTTTTCTGATAAAACATCATTGTTATTTGTTTTTTTTTCATTGCCCATTGATAATAAATCTTTTGGGTCATTTGATATTACCTCACCTGATTTTTTATTTATTCCACCAATAAGTAAATCATTTTCATTAAATTTATGTATACCATTTTTATCGATATAAAAATCATTAGCCTGACTCATAAATTCATTTAATGTAGTTTTTAATGATTCCTTAGTAATTTGTCCTTTTTCTATTTTATCAAGAATATCAGTCATTTTGTCAAATCCTGGAATTTTTTTAAAATCCAAATCATTAATAACCTTTTTAATTTCAGTATAAGCATTTAATATAGCAGGTGCCATAGTGTTCACATAGTTTTTACCAACACCCTCAGCCATTTCTAATATATCAGAAATTGATACATCTTTACCTTGTCTTATTTTATCTCTAGCATCACCAGCCCCCTGATATGCGGTTCTATAAGTGTCTTCAGATTTAAAATCTTTAAAATTTTCATATGGTTTTGTTAAATTTTGTTCTACAGCTTTTGTATATTCTTTAGATATCCCAGCAGCTGATTCAATTTTTCCTTGATATGTTAATTTCAATCCTTCCTTTCTTATTTGTCTTAACTCAGACAATTGATCTTTCGCCAAATCCTCCATTTTGACAGGTTTGGTTGCTTCATCCAACATTTCTGTTAACTCTTTATTATTTGACGGTAATTGATCAATTGATTTTTTTATTTCTTTACCACTTTCATCCAACCCTAAACTTATTTCGTATTTACCAGTAGTTTGATTAAATTGAGATAGATTTGCTATTAATTTCTTTTGATCTTCTGTGGCATCTAATCCTTCAGGAAATGTTATTTTTGATAGTTTTTCATCAACTTCAAATGCTTTTTTACCTAAAGACGCAAACTCTTCAGTACTCATGTGTGTCAAACTAGCAAGTTCTCTTATTTTTCTTTCCGCACCATGCATAATCTCAAAAGTACCATCTTCTTTTGTTCTAACAAATTGTTTACTTAATTCAACCATTTGGTTTTGAAGTTCCGCAGGATCGTTTTGAGCCAAATCCATAGTTCTTAATGGATCTAATAATTGACTTGACGAAACACCTAATCTTTGTAATGATGATGAAAAATCAATAGCCTTTTGAGGGTCTAATAAATCTTCAGCAAGTGCAAATGTGTTTTTCATATCAACACCCAAAATAGCGGATTGTGCAGCCATTTTAGCTAAACCTTCGACTCCATTTTGGAAATTAAATGCATTTAATTTACCAAGATTCTCCATTACTTTACTACTCACAATATTAACGTTAGCACCAACAGATTGTGAGTAATCCACAACTTTTTCCATTTCCCCTTTAATTTGTGACATAGACACCCCTACGTCTCTAAATCCGGAAATTAATTTATCAGGTGCTACGTTAGTTACTTGGTAAGTTGCAAATAAATCATTAACGTTATCAACAGATGCAATTAAGTTAGTATGTAATGAGTCTGTAATTCCTTGTTGGACTGTTAGAATATCATCTATATCACCACCCATATCAATAACATCACGATATGAAAGAGCTATAGTCCTTTGTATGTCACCAACACTGTCTTTAGATATACCAAACTGTTTAGACAGTTGTGATGCCAAATCGTCAAATTTAAATGCAAATTGATCAACACTATCAAATAACTGTCTAGGATCTAACGCACTTTTAAATTGACTACCAATTTTACCTATTTCTTTAGTAATTCCTTCATAATCAGTTTCAAAAGTAAGTTTACCACCTTTAATTTCTCTAGATTGTAATTGTTTTAAAAGGTCTTCTGTTGAAAGGGTACTTAAATCTATTTTTGTTTGTTGTGTGCCCATATATAATTATTATTATAATAAATATGTTTAATTATACTTTAGGCGTATTTTCCTCAACTATCTTTTCTATCAAATATTTTCTGACATATGTTGGTATTGTATTAAAATCATGAAATGACATATGAAGAAATTTAGATAAGATGTAATACTCATCCATTATGTATTTTCGATAATTAGAAGAAAGGCCGAAAAAACTCAACCCCGAAGTTAATATCAACATTAACTTTTTCTCCTGACGGGGCGATTACTTCTCTATTTAGGTCCAATCTAGGTTCATTATCCGACATAAATTTTCTTATATGTTTTGAATCCATAATTGGCATTGTCTCAACAAATTGAGAGATAAAATTTCTATCAGTATTACCATCAATATCAACAATTAGTTTGTTTAATCTCCAAGTTATACGTGGAACAGTTCTACCTTGTGGATAAGATTCTACCATCTTTTCTAACTCAATGATTTCACCATATGATAATGGTTTTAATCTTACATTAACATTTGTTCTTGGTAATGTAGTTGTAAAATATCCATTGGAGTCAGGAGATGATTGAGTTTTTTTTATGTTGATTTCATCTAATATAATTGTAGTTGAAAATGTTTTATTAGTTGCCGGATCGTTTACACTAACATTATATTCAGGTCCAAATGAAGTATTTCGTAAGAAAATTAAAATAGCCTCAATATCACCTTCTAACAATTCATCAGGTTTAATGTCATTTTCATATAATTTACCCCTAATTAAATTCATTATTAATTGGGTAGTTGTAGTATTTGAACTAATAATACTTATCAAAGTATTTTCGTCAGCTGCCGTTAAATAACCAATTTTAACTGATTTTTTTTTTGATTTATAAAATATACCACCAGTTGGTAGAGTAACTACATCATGTGGTAATGTGAAATTCATTTGTCCTGCTTGTTCTGTTGAGATATTTTCCATAAGTTTTGTTTTTTTTCAATTAAAAAGATAGTTACTTACTTGAGTAATATAAATAGAAAAGTCTTACAAATCAAAAAATTTGTAAGACTTTTAAATATATTTTTAGTTTTTTTAGTAAACTAAGATACAACGGTCCATACGAAGTGTAGCCGTGATGGAAGCTAAAGCATCAGTGCTGTAACCTAATGAATCAAAGTTAACGTCAGATAAGAACGTACCTTCTAATATCCATTTTTCAACAACAACACCTGTTGGGTCTAACATTTCTAAATCTACGTTCTTCTTATATCCCGCAGCATATCCCATTCTACCTGTAACTGATTCAGCACAAAGACGAACCCATTCCATTAACGCTTGTGATGCTGAAGGGCCAATTGGGTCTCTAAACTTAACGTTTATTGTTCCCCAAGTAAATCTACCCGCAACATATGTTGAAGTATTTAAGAATTGGATTTCAGTCGGATTAATCGTAATGTGTGGACGTGCAGCAGTCTCTACAAACCACTCATTTATACCTAAAGATGATGGGAATCTAACTATAAACCTATTTTGCCTTTTCGGCTCATAAGGTATCGGCATTTTCATTAATAAATCAGCCATTGTATTTTGTTTTTTTTTCTTTGTTTATTTAATAATAAATATAGCAATAAAAGATTTTTTTATTTACTTTAATATTTTTTTTTATAAATTGCACTAGTACTTCTTTTTAATTCCTCCAGAAGTAGAATAAGTAGTTAATATATTTTTAGGATCTTTTTCAAAATGACTTTTAACTTTTTCTACATTTTTTAGATCATCATCTGAAAATCCTATTCTGGGTATAAAATAATTATTAACTTTATTTTTCATAAATGCTTTTTTCTGAATTTTATGAGACATATGTCTAACATATCTAGTAAATTCTTCTAAGGCCTCTATTTTTGCTTGCTCCGGATTGGATGCTCCTTTTTCATTATTATATGAAACAGGATAAAATTTACACATATTTAAATATTCTCTAATTAGTTCAGTATCCGACATATCTTCTTCATCGGCAATATCTCTATACTTTCTTAAATTTTTAACCAATTCTTGAGAATTTAAACCATCATGGTCCGAAACTATGTAATTGTATGTCGCTTCTTTAATAACTGAAGGAGTGTGTCCTCTAGCTGTCACAATTGCAAATATTGAACCATTATTGATTGCTTCCACAAAATCACCCCATGCCGGTCCTTCTGTCGCTAACATTGCATCAACAATAAATTGTTTGTCACCTTTTGTTCCAAAATTTCTAAACGGATCTTCAGCAAAACCCACAATTTTTTCACCATCATAATCAAAATCTTCTTTACCTATCTTACTTCTATAGTGAGCAAAATCTTCTGTTGACATTCCGACTTCATCTCCATTCTCGTTTTTTAATATGATTTTTGTCGGCATTGAAACGATATTATCGTCCCAATCAAACGCATAGTATTTTGAATCAGGTGTTCCTTCAGGTGTTAAACCTTCGTTTATTTTATATTTTACTATTTTCATATACAATAAATATTACGATATACAAAAAACCCCCAACATAAGCCGGGGGTTTTTATTAATTTAATTGTTTTTTAGATATTCTCAAATGATGCACCTGTTGGTGTAATTAAGAACTCTATGTCAATGAATTCTAACGCTTTAGTAGGTTTGATATAGATTTTACCAACTAATTGATTTTTATCTAAATCTTCTACTGAAGAAGAAACTGTTACTCTGAAGTCATATAAACCTCTATCTCTTCTGATAGCATCTAAGATTGGATTAACAGCATCTAAGAAATCTTGTCTTACTTTTGCGTCGTTTTGTTCAAATAACAATCTGATTGCCACTGCTGAAATCAATTTACGAGCTTGTAATAATAATCTTCTTACGTTAATTCTGTTAAGTGCACTTTCATGGATTTGTAACGTTTTGTTACCCCAAAT